TATACAAATGGTTTAGTTATACCTAATATAACTCAGTTTGGGTTTAAGGTTGATGAACTAAAGCATTAATCGTAAATTTAATACGATCTTAAACTAGCTTATTGCATCCAGTGGTATAAATAATTTTTATCGTGGCTGCTTCTCCTAGTGTACTTTTCATTCTTAAACGTCGTGAAGACTATAACCCTGTGTCGGTTAGTCCTAAAGGACTGAGCACAGGCTTGTACAACTCTGCCTCATTTGTGGTGGATATGCTTAACAAATCCGGCATTAAAGCTAATATGGAAGTTGCAATTGACAACAACTGTATTGATCGGTTGGTGACTCAGTACCGCCCCACTCACGTTATTATTGAAGCACTGTGGGTGGTGCCTTCCAAGTTTGCTGAGCTCATTCCTTTACATCCAAATGTGGAATGGATTGTGAGGCTGCACTCTGAAATGCCTTTTATGGCCGGGGAGGGCATAGCAATGAACTGGCTTATGGATTACCTTAGTTTTCCTCAAGTTAAAATCGGGGTTAATGCTCCGAGAATGCTTGATGAGGTTCAGTTCTATACGCGTGTTAAATATGGATTAAACAAAGAACAAGCTGCCGGAAGAGTGTTCTATTTACCTAATGCTTACCCTAAAGATTATTGGAAACCAAAAGGCATTATTAAGAAGCTTGATTACGTGGACATCGGTTGCTTTGGAGCTATCAGGCCTTTAAAGAATCATTTATTACAAGTATTCGGTGCACTTAAGTTTGCTGAAAATGCTGGTAAAAAGCTACGCTTCCATGTTAACTTGGGTAGATCGGAAATGAAAGGCGAGCCTGTTGTACACAACATTAAAGGGTTGTTTGAACAGTTATCCGGTACTGGGCATCAGTTAATATGCCACGAATGGGCACCTCGAGAAGAGTTCTTAGTACTTTGCCGACAAATGGATATCGGCATGCAATGTAACTTCTCTGAAACATTTAATATTGTTGGAGCTGATTTAGTTAGTCAAGGTGTACCATTAGTTGCCACAAAAGAGGTGCCTTGGTCGTGTAAACTATTTAACGCTGATCCAAATAGTAGTGATAGTATTGCTGATGCTTTATTAAGAGCATATGATTTCTCCTATATAAATGTACGGGTAAATCAACGCAATTTAGCTAAGTATACAGACAAGACTGCAAAGACTTGGATTAACTATTTTAACTCATGGCTAAACATACAGTAAAATTACATAAATGGAACCGACACGGTATCCTTGAAACACTCGAACACATTTTCGATACAAGGGCTGCTGCACAAGAGTTTGCTGCAAATGCAGATTGTCATAGCGTTAAGATATATAACTCTAGCGGTAACCTGATTAACGAGATGGTTAAAACACCTGCCCCTACACCAGCTTACGCTTAATACAACTGGCAAAATAGAGTTTTAGGTTTAAGTATAACTATATGAAGTTTTCTATTGTTATACCTACTTTTAATCGTTGGGACTTATTAAAGAACTGTATCGACAGTATCATTAATACTGTTGATTTAACTTTTGGAGAGGTTATAGTGGTGTCTAATGGATGTACTGATAACACACCATTTTTAGTACAATCAACTTATAAAGACAAGCCTGTTAGCGTGTTACATTGGCCTAAACCATTAGGCTACCCAAAAGCAGTCAATATGGGCATTTCTGCTTCAGCCGGTGATATAGTTATTTTATTAAACAACGATACAGTATTTTTAGCTAACAACTGGTACGATATTTTAGTAGACCCGTTTAAGACAACACCTACAGCAGGTATCACCGGTGTTATTAAACGCTATCAAGGTGGTAAGCCTTGGATCTTGTTCTTCTGTGCTGCTATTAAGAGAGAGGTTATTAACTCGATTGGCCACCTTGACGAGACATTTACTCCAGGGTGCGGCGAGGATATTGACTACTGTATGAGAGCGGTTGCTAAGGGCTACACTATTCATCAAGTACCTGAGCAAAAGCTAGATCATATTGCCGGTACTAATAAAATGACTGGTCATTTTCCAATCTATCATGACGGCGGTGTTACAGTTAATAAGAACCCTAACCAGGCTATTATCTACGCTCGTAATATGAAAATCGTGGAAGATCGTTACGGCCCACCTACAGACGGTCCATCACCACAATAACCGCATCTTGTCACAGAACTGACTTGCTCTGTACCAGAACTCATTCCATACTCGCAAGCGGAACCAACGTACCGGTGCAGTATGATTAAAGTATTTGTTAGACCAACGGTTTCTGTTACGGTATATTTCTTCAGCTATTGTTTTTATCGTTTCTAAGCGTGTGGTGTTGCTTGTTTTCTCGAAACCAGCAACCTCAATCTTATCTACTTGACCGCTAGTAAACTTAGCGGTAAACTCAATCCAACAGTCATTATTACCAGGTACGTCATTTGGTATATAATCATAGAAGCTAAGTTCTCCGTGATAGTTTGTATCCTCCCAATACTCCCCGGTTCGTTGTAGTGTACTACCCCACCCATTACACATTTCTGAATCTACTAGTTTTACGTCTTTAAACTTCTGTAGTAATAGTCTACCGTTTTCAATCTTATAGTTAGCTAAAATATCACTTAAGCCCTTAGTTTGAAACTCTGTACAAGCATTAGGCAATCCCTCTTCCCACATTTCATCTGTCCAAGGTAGCTTATCTTTAACTATTACTGTGTCGTACATTCCCATAATATGCTTATTATAAGGTATTTATTAGGTAAAGCAATGTATAAATTATACTCGGATTAAGTAAATATTAGGATAATATGAAACGCGACATTTATAAGTTACTTGCAGAGAAGTACTCTTTAGTACAAGAAAATCCATTAGAGACAGAAATCATGCCTAGTGGTGAGCATAAGTCTGATCATAACGTTGAGATGGCGCGTACAAAAGCCCACCAGGTTGCGGAAATAGCGCCACAACTCCATACTTTATTAGAAAAGATGGACGCTAGCGCGCCATTAGCAGCCTGGATGGTCACTCATATTACACAGTCAGCTGATATGTTACAAGATGTATTAGCTAAACTAAAAGAAGAAACTGAAGAACCAAATGTTGAACCTGTTAAAGAAGGCGATTGGGAGACTCCAGATGCTACCGGTGACGGTGATGCAGGCCCTTTTGGATCAAGCGTAGAAGGAGCAATCTAATATGAAAAAATACAATTATACGAACAGCGATTTAAAAAACAAGTACCAACTATTGTCTGAACGGTACTTTATGGAAATAACAGAAGAGATGATTAAACCAGAATGCTGGAACAGAGAACTTAATCACCCTGTTGCTGAATGCTTTAATGAAGATGGTACACTCAAACAAGAGTGCTACAAAACAGCAGTACAAACACCTGTAACCCCTGTACCTGAAACAAGTGAAGGTCCTGGTCTAGTTGCTGGTGGTGAAGAGTCGATGCTTGGTTTTGCAGGTAGTGGAGAAGGCCCAATCGGTGAAGCAAAACACAAACAGCATTGCATGGTACTATTAGCTCACTTAAATAAACTAGAAGAGTGTGCTGGTACTTGGATGACCGAATGTGATCATTGGGGTGCAGCTCCAGCAATGGAAGCTATACAAGCTCTTAAAGAGCATATTAACGAGTGCGCTCTTTATTGAGCTGTTAATATATTCCAAACCATATTCTTATCTACGCCTTGAGGTATTAGTGCCCAGGCCCTACGTGCATCGCCTGCAGCTAATAGTGTTCTAAACTCTGTACCGGAACCTAAACGAGGTGTAGGTCTAATGTTGATACCAGCTAGGTGTTCCCCGTACTTTGCTATGTTATCAAAACGTCCTGCATCTTCCTCATCACTATAGAGGTTAACAGTTATCTTGCCTGCATCAGGAGATTCATTTAAAGTAGCTACATATTCATATGTAGTACGTACTGGAGAGATTTCAGCTTCAACTAAATGTATTTTAGCTTTATACTGTTCTAGCAATGGTACGTAAAGTTTCCATATAGCTAGTTTCTTTTCTAGTGTAATATCAGCCCCATCTCTTTCTGTCTTAGAAATAATGATATATACATCATCATTTTCTTGTGCAGCCATTTTAGCTGCTTCAAAATGTCCAATGTGCGGGGGGTTAAAACCACCACCAAATATTCCAATACTATAGGTTTGTTCTGTAGCTGGTGCTTCTTCTGTAACAGGCTCAGCAGCTTTTCTACCACGCTCACCTGCATATAAGAAGTTATTAGCACTAAAGTTTATTCTATCTACAATCTTTACCTGGTTAGGTGTATCCCCAATGTACAGTACATGTCCCTCGCCTGGTGCAGATACATAACTATCACCAACAGGTATAAACGAATACATACCTTTTAGTTTACCTTCTGCATTAGCTAATAAATGTTGGAATATAAGCTTAATGCGTATCATGTCATACGAAGCACCGATTAAGCCGTTAAGAGACTTTTTATGCTCTTTAAGATAACTTAATGTGCCTTCTATTTTCTTTTCAGCATTAGCTTTAACTCTCGGGCTACCAGCAGCAGCTTTCTTGTTTATCTTTTCTTTAGCGTACCCAAAATACCCGTTTAAGTATTTGTTAATGTTAAAGTTTTCTCCACTTGTAGCAGCTTTAAATATACCTCCACCGCTTCTTACCATGTGATTGGTGTACTGTCTTAACTCTGCCGATAAAGTACTACCAGTATACTCTGCATCAAACTCGTTACTAATGCTATTAATCTTTATCTTAGCATCGTTCAATAAACCGTGTATAGTGTTCTTTAGATTTGGATCAAGGTTAATATTAAGTGTCTTATAGTTTGACCCTTCTGCAAACACACCAGCTTTCTTTAAACTATTAACTACGCGGGTAACATCTCTACCCGCCATGCTTGAAGTAATAGCATCTCCATTAGCCTGTACGTTAAATGCAGCATGTATAACTATACCTACAGGTGCCTTAGATACTTGCTGATAAAGTGGAGATTGCGGGTCTACTGGTACAGCATACGAAATAAGATTAGGTCTAAAAGTTATGTACTGCTTACCTTCTATTGTTGAAGTAGTAGGTGGTCGTGAAGGAGAAAATAAAAGATCTCCTTGATACATTAACCCAGAGTTGTCATAACCTTTTTTAAGGTAAGGGAATACTGTTTTAAGTACCTCTCTTAAACCTATAGGCGCGTCTTTATATAATACATCTACTTCCTGTTCGCTATGAACTAAGTTTGGCACTTTACTAAATACCGTTTTAGTTGCAATAAAAAACTGATTATCAAACTTCTCTCTAGGATCAATACCCCAGAATAGAGCTGGTGAACCATCTACCTTTAAGTTTACAGATGTTTTGCTATTAAAACCTTCTAGGTATGAAGTAAAGTTTTCTACCTGTTCGACAAACTTAGCAAACCCTTTTTTACCCTCTTCAATAGCAAGATCTTCTAAATGGGATAAATGGTTTTTAAGCGTTTCATTTACAGTAGCTTCTGTAAGTCGTTCGCTGTGATATGTTTTAAAGTTTATCATGATTGCGGTAGTACCCCAGACGTTTGATAATATTTACTGCTATTTAGATTTAATCCCTTGGTAAGGTAGAAGCTATAAATGTTTTCAAGTATACCGCCATCTGCGTACCAAGCACTTAAAGATGATACTGATTCTGATAATGTTGTATGGAGACTACCATCTGTAGTTTGATTCCAGTCAATGAGATTATTAACAGGTGTATTAGTGTATACGTTATTATATACGAAAAATCTATAATAGCTAGAAACTGGTGTATTAACTCCCCAACCGTAGAATGCACTCAATGGGTAAGCAGTAAGTGGGAACGTTAATGAGCTAGCTACTGGGAAATGAGTCTGCATGTTGTTTGCAGTAATACTAGCGTAAGAGGTAATAGCGGGCACTTCTACTAGTTCATAGAACTGAGAGTTAAATATATCATTAAGTACTATTAACTGCCCTGCACTTACAATAGTAGTATTAATATTATAAGCAGTTAGTTGAGCGCCTAGGTTTGTATGATTCGAAGAGTTGTCAAAGTTTTGATTATACTTTTCTCTCGTGCCCCACAACTGTTCATGGCCGACACTATATAAATCAAACTGTCTCTGTAGTACAGGTGGTAAATCGTAGTTGTAGTTATCAAACTCCGTGTCTACCATACTAGCTAGCGAGTATAGCTGATTAACACCCGCTACTGAAGGATCTTCATTATTAGCAACAAAGTTAGCCGTCTTTTCATATGCTACTGTACCAAAGTTTTCAGTTGGGTGTACATTATCACCACCTACTGCTGAAAGATATTCTATAAAGTTAGTCTTGTTAGCAATGAAATCTTGCAATGCATAAGACTGTAGTAATGCACCGTAGTTAAAGTTTTCATTTACTTTACGTACAAAGTACTTCTGATAAAAGTCTGTAACGTTAAATGAGTACCTACCAGTTAAAGAGGTTGAAAGTAATACGTTCTGAGTAGTAGCACCGTTGTATGCGTTAGCGGCAGAATAATAACCGTTATACGCAGAAGGTTCCATTATCGTAGTAAAGTTATGAGCAGATAATGTTAGTACAGTTGGTACGCTAGGGCTTGCAAATAAGGCAGCTACTGCTGACTGTGGTAATGTGCTAAGCATGTTCTTAAAGAACCCGCCTGTGTCTCTACCTAGACTGTCATATCTATTAAACTTAAATACTGGTGTATATACTGTAGCTGCTGCACTAGGTGATACAGCTGCGGTAACGTTTGAATAGTTTGCTCCTATTAAAGGATAGTTTAATAGCGCTACATTACTAAAATCTGTAGTAGAAGAAGAAAGTATAGCACTATTAACAGTTATTATAAATGTTCTATCTGTATCAGGCCATACTGTATTAGGTAACGGTATTGTATAACCATCAACAGTTATATCAAAGTGATCTGCAGATAAGTTCTTTACATAGAAGTAAGAAGATAAAGCTACATTACTATTAGAATTAGAAGGAGCATTACCATCGTTACTGTCTTGTAAGTTAGATATATTGGTAGTGTTGTAAACAACCCATAAGGTAGGTAATACTACTGGATCTACAAACCCGTTATCATACACCAAAGAAGGTATATCGTCTGTATAATAAAAGTCTACCGTACCAGTATAACCAACTAGAGTACCATTATTTGAGTTAGTACGAGTACCATCTGGTAAAATATATACAGGTGTTACATTTGTAGCGGTTATAGAGGTAACAACATTACCATTTAAATCTGTAAACCTCCAACGCGGTCTTAACTGTGCAAACTTGTTATCAGGTGTTACAGTTTCCCATGGTTGAGATAAAGAGTTCTCTGAATATAAATCAAATACTATACCGCTACTCAGTTGATTAGATACATTAAAGTCAAACGTAAGTGGTATTGCGCTTAGAAGTAAACCTGGAGGGCAAGATTGAAACCCGTGAAATGCAGCCCCTAGACTTACATGTTGTTCTGTAAGTTCCGGCCAACGACTATAATCCCAGTTAAGATTGTCATCAATATAGTTAACAGCGCTAAATGTTTTAGAATATGTACCTACAGGACAACCGTTCTTAGGTAACACTACTAGCTTAACTTCATACACTCCAGGCCAATCATAAACAACTGGCTGTGTAAGTAGTGCACTACTTGTAACTTGAGTTATTTCGATTTCAGTACCATTACCAAAATCAGCAAATAATGAAAACTCGTTTAATATATTAGCTGGTGAAACACCTAAAGCGGTATTAACTGATAGCAATATAGGTGTAGCGTAAGTGTATCCACTAGTTATATTAGTATTAGTATTGTTTACTGGGTTTAAAGTAAAACCTGTAATAAAGTTACCAATAGGTAAGCAGTTAGAAACTGCGAGGTATGTAAAAGTTACATTTGCATTACTACTACCGTACGTATTAGTAACTACTATTGGCTGAGATCCTACTGTACCAGCTGGTGTGGTACAGATAATCTGCTGCGGAGAACTAGTGCTTACTATAGTAACGTTAGTTACTGCATTACCACCTATAGTTATGCTTGTAGCTCCTGCAAAGTACTGACCAAGTATTACTATATTAGTACCACCAGTCTGTGGACCGTTTATAGGGGTTACTGACTGTACTACAGGTACTGGACCGGTTGGTACTGTACCAGAATCTTCTGTTACTAGAAAATCGCTGGCTTCTGTTGTGACAAAGTCACTACCTTCGGTTGTGATATAGTTCGTTGCCATGCATTATATATTATAACACAGTACTGTTAAGCAAGCGTAATTAATATAAGATACATTCGCGTTAATCGCAGCTGGTTGATAACCAAAAACAATAGTTTCAGTACCGTTAAGACCGGTAATGTTTACACTACCGCTTTGATACAAGGATAGCGGAAAGTTATTTATATTAGGTAAAGAAGCTTGAGGTGCTTGACATTGTACCCAGGAACCGCCATTTATTTGATATACTACGTTAAACTTAATACCATTATTATATTCACTGGAAACGTCGGTTGCAATATTATATGTGAATATCATTGAACCTAAACCGAACCGGTTCTGTACATATCCACCAGCACCTGCATTCCAGCCGTAGAATGTACACATAGGTACCGGGGTGCCATCTGTTACGTTAGGACCACCTGTAATGATTTGAGGTGAAAGATTTTCTTGACGTGCCCAACCAACGCAAGGCATTGTATTAGCAGGTACGTACGGATTATATACTTGAAAGTTATTTGATATAGTACCGGCAACTAAGTTAGCTGTGTTTATTTGTATAGGTACATCGATTGTACCTGTAGTAATATTACCAGCGTTGACTGTTTGTATAATAGCATCTGCTATATACACATCTCCGTTTGGTTGAACATTAAACGGAGAAAAACCAGTACCACCAGCACCAGAATAACCTGGTTGTACTATTTGAAACTTATCTGCTACTAACGTAAACGCGCCGGAATAACCTGGAGCAATAAGAGCGTTAATGAATCCTGAATAACCCACATATGGGAATGGTGTGCTTAAGTTATTCCAGTTAGTGCCGTCAAATACAAATGCTTGGTTGTTATTAGCAGTATTAAACCAAACGTCACCAGCCTGTGCAGGCGGAGCTGAAGGTTGAGACGATTGATAAAAGTTAATTTGACCTTTTGAAACTCTAACAGGTGTTGACCAGCCTGTACCACCAACTAACCCGCTACCATCTGATTCTACTAGTCCTGTAGTTGACCATACTATTTCTTGGCCAGGGTTTTGAGTTGGTGTAGGATAAGCTGGGTACCAAGGACCGCCCGAGTTTGGACCACCATAACCTGATGTTGTACTCCAACCTGTAGGTGTTGATACTACAGAGTTAGAATAAGTGTAAAATGTTTGAAAATATGCACCAGTTGTACCACCACCGACTGTGGTACCAGAATAACCTTGTGGCCCTTGAGGACCGGCAGGACCTGCTGGTATTAAAGTAGTAATGTAACTAGTTAACTGCGAAAGCGTTATGCCTTGAGTTATGCCTTGTGCGCCTTGATAACCTACTATAGGCAATATGTCTGTACCTTGAAGATACCCAACATTTGGTATAGAAGGTAGTTGTGAAATTTTTACGTCTGCGTCGGCCATATAGATTATTTACAGGTTAAACATTGATTACCGAAGTATCTTGCGATACAGCTGTGGTTACGATAATGCTACTTGATACGTTATTAATATTGTTAAAGTATAGCGCCTGGAAGTTTTGCAGTTGATAGTTTTTAGCAGCTATAGACACATCATTGTTCGGATATGAAGGATTCCATAACACTAATGAAACACCTTGTACAACTTCTCCGGTATCCAAACGTTGAGTGTAGACTGTATTTACCCCAGGTATGTTTTCGATTTGAGCTGTAAGGTTAATCAGATCAATATTATAACCTAATGTTAGTTTAGTAGGATCAAAGAAGGCTTGTATAATACCTGCTATCTTATTTTGTATAAGCTGAGTCGAGATCTTAGCTGTCTGCTCTAGAGTTACATTTAATACTGACTGAGTGGTAATAGCGGTAATATCTTCTCCGCTAGAGTTACTACTATAACCAATAGCTGCTGCTTTGTACACAGGGTCCATTATTATAATGTCCGATGTCATTGTCTTCTTGCTAGCGGCAGTGTTTGTTATAAGAGACTTTTGTGTTGGTGTTAAATAGTTTAAGTTACCGTTTGTATTGTTCTGCGTAGCTCTTGGTAACACATAGATATAAATGTTATTAAAGTTACAAGATGTAGAAAACGCTACTTGATTGTACAACACTCTATTATCTTGATTTGGGTTAGTTAAACCTATATTGTAAAGATATTGTATATGATTATTAATATAATCGTTATTGCTATATACATTAACATCTTGTACAATATTGTTAAACGTGCTTGTAACAAAGTTTTTATAATCGTTTGCTGTTACTAAACGATACTGAGACTTATAAGCAGCTGGAGCATTATTACGAATACTATTTGCGTCTTCAGCATATGTAAACACTGTTGAAGGGTTAGCATTATCAAAGTATAAATCTGTTATATTACTATCATCTAAGTACTGTAAATCAGTGCTAAATACATCTTGCTGTATTTTGTTCCATTGTGCAGTACTATAGATAACTGCAGTCAAGCCGTCTAAGTCTCCTGCATTAATCTGGCCTGCTGTACCAAGAGATTGCATATAATAAACAGCAACCTGGTCTCCTGGTTGTAGCTGTGCACCGTTAATACCATCACCAAACTTTAGCTCGTAGTTTTGACTTTCATTGAGTCTTGCCTCAAATGTGGTATCCGTAGCGTTTTGTAAATATAAAGATTCTGTTTGTGTCCATTGAGACCATTTGCCTGTTGCAGCAGCATTAACGTAAACGTTAATATTAAAGTGATCTACACTAACCGCGCTGCCTGGAGCAACGTACACGATTTCATTTGTGTTGCCTTGAGCTGTATATAATGGATACTCTGTCCATTTACCTTGATATAAGAGTACTTGGTTACCAACACTATCTAAGTACTGAGCAGTAGAAAGAGTCTTGGTAAACGTTACATCTTGGTTAAAAGCGTAAGGTGAGTTATTAACTCTTAAAAATGTATAGCGTGGAATAGTATAAGAACCAATACCTAAATCTGCAGTAGCTGAACATGTAAACACAGCAGTTGAGGTTTGATCTCCTATAGGTGCGTAGTTTATAATCTTTACAACACGATTAATGTTTTCATATATTTGTGCGTCGGTAAACATAGCTTCTGAAGAAGTTTTGTTTAGGTAGAACATGAACGTATGAAATGCGTAAGCTACAATGTTATTAATAGCGTTAAGGTTAGAACCTTCCAAATACTGATCTGTAAATAAACCGCTTTGAGTTAAGCGAGTGCGCATGAAATCTCTAAGATTCGTTGCATCAAACGCGATGTATTCGTTTGGTTGAATGTTTAGAGCTGAAGCATCTCCTGATATTGTAGACATATTATAAAAGTGTGTAGCCTGTTTTACCTAAAACCCCAGCTACATTTAACGTAGTGTTATTTAAGTAGGGCATTACTATATTTAAGTAGATGTAATAAGTTTGCTCGTCTGTATTCATCTGTATGTTGACGTTTTGCACAGTTATTCTTGGTTCATATAATGTTAATCCGTTAAGTATAGCGTTGCCTATAAGTCTACCATTTGTTTCACTAATAGGTTGAAACAAGTACTGAGCTAAGTTTAACCCGTATGTAGGATTTAATAAGTTTTGACCGGGTAACGTGTTGAACAAAGCATTAATCGAATTTTTAATCGCTGCAGCGTCATAATCTGCACTTATATCGCTTGTAATAGGATTGACAAAATCTAAATGTAAATCCGAATAAGTATAGGTATTTGCAGCTGTAATTTTTTGTAAACCTGTAAAACTTATTGTTGGCATTGCAAATTACTTAGGGAAAGAGTAAGTATTATCATTATATGAAAAACAGTAAGTTTCACTCTTTATTCAAAGAGGCCTATGGTCGCTTTACTCAAGGCGCTGGTTTCCTAGCCGGGGATGTTGTTAAACTAAAATCCGGTTATGAAAACATGGATAGCTTTAAGAGTTTAGGCGAAAACGTTAAAGCTCGTATTATGGATATGGTTAAAGCTGGTAATAATATCAGAATTAGCAAACTTCATAACTATACAGCTCCATCACGTTATAGTGCAGAAGGTGCGGGTAACTTACCTGCTGATTTAGCTGACTGTTTCGAAGAATCTGCTCCAGGTTATTGGCACAACTTAGTTACTATTCCTGTTGATTGCTTAGAAAGCATCGACACTGAAGGTAACTTACCACCAGTACCTGAAGATCAAAAAGATACAAAAGATCGTGTTACAGGCCCAGAAGAAGTTGAAAAACATAAAATGAATAAGGGCAGAGATATCGACGCTCAAACAAAGCTAATGAAAAAGCAAACTAAAGCTGAAAAGGGCGATTACGAATTAGCTGAAAAAAACACAAAACTTGCTCATTCTAACAAATACAATGATGATTTGCCACCTAAAGTAAAAGGTTTAGCAAAAGCTAAAGAGCTGAAAGAATCAGCATTACAGTTAACTGAAAATGCTTTAGACAGTCTT